GGGCATAGTAGCGGCTAAGCTTTGAAATTTATAAGCCATATTTTAAAACCCTCCATTTTATAGTTTTTATTATGGTTGAACGAGATACACTTATCCAAATTTGATCCAGATCAGAATACCCGCTCGACTATAAATAGTGCCTACTGAGCAGTATAAAACCTAGTAAATGAAGTACTTGTTTGAACCGTTACAATAAAGCTGCAACGATGCATAAGGTGATTCTAAAACAACTGAATTTTGACTGTCGATTGTTTGTGATCCGGAGGCCAATATGGTGATCTTATTTGTGTGTGCGGCGCCGCCTTCGTCCTTAATGACTAACATTTGGCCGCTTAATAAAGTAGCAGCGTTGGGCAAATGTAAGTCCACAGCCGCACTTGTAGTGTCGACCCCAATAAAGTAATCTGTAGAAGATGCAGTTGCTGCCGATGTGATGGATCGACGATTCATTTTAAGACCGCCGCCAACTCTCAAAATATCACTTTGAAAGGTGAAGTTTAATGAGCCTGTCAAGTCTCCGTCAACAGAGTCGTGAAATTGAATCGCATGCGCGGGCCCTTCAGCTACCACATGATCTGCTTTAACATTTACAAGATTACTGCCGTCGCCATAAAATGCGGAAGCTGAAATGTTTACGCTGGCACTTAGACCTCCAACAACACTTAGTGTACTTCCATCAAACTTTAAATTGCTCTCGCATGTTAGAGTATTTGCATCACCCCCAACATTAGTTATAATCGAATTGTTGGTGGCATTAGAGACGCGCGGAACATTAACAACCTCTGCAGCATCTGATGTGCTTAAGTTTCCTGACAGAATGGTCGCTGCTGCAATATCTAGTCGCGGCCGGAGTTCTTGAGGCAGGAACACAGTGCCCGACATATTGTTGTAAGCCATTTAGGGTGCCTCCTTTATTAATTAGAAGACAAACCAGTTGGCACCATTAGAATATAAACTAATTGCCGGATTAGAACCAGTCAACACATAGGATGTACTATTATCAATTGTATATCCAGTCGACGCCGTGATGATAATGTTCGTCCCTACTCGACCATTTACTTCGTCTTTTACTATCAGAAGGGCTCCGGAACCATAAGTGGAAGCACTTGGAATTAAAATTTGTACATTCGAGCTATTTTGCACCCCTATAATATAACTTGGTGTGCTGGCCGTAACAGAGGTTGTCGTAATTGCCTCATAAAGACCATTGAACCCTCTGACATGTACAGCCTCGGTAGTCACACTAGCACTTAAAACTGTGGTGCTTGCTGCATTTTGAACTACAAGGCTGCCGATTCTTTGGTGAGTATCGTCATTTGAGTTACCAAAGTAGGTGGAGCCGGTGGCGTCAATGATTGAAATGTTTTCGTAATTGACTACGCTAGCACTCAGTGTTCCAGTTACGATTAAGTTACCGGACAGAATCATTGTGCTTGGTTGGTGTCCTGCATACGCAGCGGTGTGGTACATCAACATGCTAGAACCGGAAGTCATTCCGGCGCCTGACATAAACTGAATTGATCCCGTGGGACCAAATGCTGTTATCGATGCATCACAATCTACATATGCCCAACCAAACTTGGCCATAGGTTATACTCCTGTAGATCCGGTGAAATTGTCCTGTGTTCTTTGTGTTGGGATTGTTGTCAGACCAGCGAGGACATCTAGAGTACCGGCGGTGCCTTCATCTTTAAGATACAGCGTGCTGATTTTCATTTCATAAATATCAGACCGAAAATATCCACTTGATCCGCTAGGGCCCAATGTAATGTAGTATGCATCTGAAAGACCCTCTGAGCCCGGGCAACCATTCTTAGTCACTCCGTTGTGGGACACGCCGGCCGTTGAGAATCCAATCCTCACTGTACTCTCGCCTTTATTAATTACCTGAAACCACCTTGTCACATACGGAAAATTAACCGTTGTTACATTAGAATTATAAATTACACTTGCTGTCGCGAATGGTCTTCCACTTACTTGATATGCTGGTGTGTGTCCGATACCGACTTCATTTTTCCAATTCATCGACATAATAAAACCTCCAAAATTTGTTTACAATTATAAATAGTCATCTTTTTTTTCTATTGCGTTTTTCTTCTGCTCTTTGTTTTTTAAGTTCCTCTCGAATCCTTCGTCGATCAGACCTTTTTTTATCCGCTCTTTTTTGATCCGAGGGTTTAACATAATATCTTTTTTCTTTTATCTTATCGACAATCTTTGCTTTTTTAGTTTTCTTTATGAATCTTCTAATCATTCTTTCGTGATTGCCGCGACACTCTTTAGATGTTACTAATACATTGGCTTTCTTTCTTGGCATTATTACTTCATCGCCTCCCACATCTTGCTAGCGCCGCCCATAATAGAGCTAATATCCACGCCGGCATCACTAGGATCTCCGAGATCAACGCCGCCGGCAGCCGTTTGTTGTTCTGCTGGTGCTGGTGTAGTGCCTTCAAACAAGTTAACACCATTGTAAGCATCACCACCTATCGCATCCATAAGCTTTTTTCTATTTTGGCTATAGTCTCGTTTCTTCGGTGGCGCAACTCTGACAGGCTGTTCGGTTTGTTCTGTTATGATCGGCGCACTTCCAAGACCTTTCGCTACTTCTGACACTACATTAGACAAAAGCCCTTCTTCCAAAAGGACTTCATGGATACACTCTTTAACGAGCGGCTTGATTAGTTTTTTTAAATCACTCTTCTTCACTTAAAACCTCATTTAAAAGCCGGTTGATTTTATCGGCCTTTGTGAATACACTATTATTAAACTCTTTAGCTTCGCGCATCATAAATGCGCCGGGTGTTGATGGTTCGGAAACCATATCAAAACAAATCAATTGAAAATCATCTTCGACCATTGTTTGTCCTTTCTCTTCTCGTACAGAGCCCATGCCCCGGGAAGAAACACCTACTGTAACACCACCGTTGACCAGTTCCTTGAGGATCTTGCCAGATGGGGTCTCTAAAACTTTAATCTTACCCATGACATTCTTACCTTCCATCCAGATCGCAGTCACCATGTGGGATGCGTTCCTAAGATTGATGACGGAATCGTCTGGGTGATCTAGTTCTCCGAGTGCTCGACATTCTTTAACGAGCTTCTCATAGTTTTTAACTTCGCGCATCATTGTAGTGTGGGGATAAACCCTGCCATTGCCGTTTTGTGTTTCGGTCATTTGCATAATCCCAGAAAGAATCATTCCACCATCAGCAACATAGCGCTTTTCTTCTTCTGTAAGGAGGTCTTGACAGACACCGCCCTCACATAGTGCGTAATATTCTCTGAGTAGTTTCTTTGACATTATTTACCAAACCCCCATCTTCTTGAGATCTCTTGGAGTTGTTCGTTTAGGGTCTCGCCCTTTTTTACTTTGCTTTCGTTCTGTTGTTGCGCTGCTCGGGATGGTCTAGCTGCAGCGGCGGTGTTGCCGGCATTACGGCGACTTCGTGCTGCACGGCTAGCCCGCTGGCGCACAAGGCGGGCTTCTCTTTCTTCCGGGGTTTCTGCTGCTCTTCTCTCTCTTCTCCTAACATTACGAGGATTTTGAGAAAGCTGTCGACGACCACTGGCTGCTGGGGCTGCGGCCGGTTCAGCGGCTGGTGCTGGTTCGGCTGCGGCAGGTTCAGCGGCTGCTGGCGCTGCGGCAGGCTGAGCGGCAGGCTGAGCGGCTGCTGGTTCAGCCGAGGGTGTTGCTGGCTGTGCTGCAGCTTGTTGTTGTTGTGCAGGGGCGGCTTGTTGCTGTTGTGCAGGGGCGGCTTGTTGCTGTTGTGCAGGGGCGGCTTGTTGCTGACCTTGCTGTTGAGCGCGCTGTTGATCCATACGCTGCATTCGAGCGGTTGTCGGAGCGTCTTTGGCAATCTGTTGAACTTGGGTGCGGGTTTGATTGATGGCTTGTTGAACCTTCGCTGTTTGATCCTCGATTCCCATCTTCGCTGCATCCATTTTAAGCGACTGGGCTAACTTAAGGAGTTGCTTGTCGTATGATTTCATAAGGGAAGACGCTTTTTTGAGCGCTTGGGTTGCGTCGATGTCAGTTGTGTCAGCACCAAAAGCACCAGCAACCTTACTCTTCAACCCAGAACCTAGGCCAGCTGCGCCGGCTTTCATTCTATCGAGCACACCTTCGTCAATATCATCGTTTTCGATCATATCTTTAATTTCTTCGTTGATAATTTCTATCAATTCTTTTTTAGTAATTTGCATAGCTAACTCCCCTTGCAGCAATGGCGTACCGGTTGTAGCATCCACTTATTGGTCCAAATGTTTATGTTCATGTTTTATTCCTTCATCTCCAATGATCATGTTGAGAACATATGAAGTTCCCGATGATAGCCAACCTAAAAGTAAAAAATTGACAATAGTTACATCAAAACTAAATAGTTCAGTAAACGGAGAAAGTAGCATTAAAAGCCAACCCACATGAAATCCCACGCACATTGGACATCTAAAAAGTTCTCCGAGCGTTCCTTTGGTCGGTCTTATCTCATTAAATATACTACCATATACAATGCCTTGTGTTAAGCCGTAGGCGCATAGTATAAATGCTAATAATTCCATTTTTCCTCTTTTAAATTGTATACATATAATTCAACGAATATGGGTCTCGAATGTAATTCTGTCGAATTGAGCCCTTTTCTGTTGATTGTGGGACTTCTCCCAATTCTGTAGAGTGTTCCTTGTCTGGGTGAATAAGCTCATCATCAGTCATTGAAATGATTGCTTCCTTATTCTCAAAATATGGGCGCTCTTCCTCTATAAAAGAAGAAATGTTAATGAGCGCTAATTTTGCTCCATTAATATCTGGGTTTGTCGACTCTTGAATAGTAGCTTCGAGAGCACCAAAATATGAACCACCCTGAATGCTTTCGGGAACCACTATACCTTTTTTAAATAACTGGGTCATTAATCTGTTTTGTGCCCCATAAACCAAATCCGTCATAGTTTCTTTAGGAAAGGCTACGACCTTGTTTGTTGATGGAGACAACACTATATCAATATCCCCATGATCAAAAATTAGCACATCGCCATTTAATGCCTGTCTTGCATTTATTTCAAGTTTAACCTTTTTTGCATTGGCGTCGGGACCAATTCTAATTACTACCGGCATTTTCGTCAATTTCCCCAACTAGTTGTTGTACTCTTAAAATAGTTAAGAGCATATCCTCATCAGCTTCTGAGTGTTTATAGCTTTCCAGCTTTTCAAGAATTTGGACCGTCTTATTGAGCATGTCTGTGTCTGCGGCTATGTGTTCGTTGCTCTTGGAGTTTTCTAGTTGCAACTTTAATCTTGCTATTTCTTCATTTAAAAACATTTTAAGTTCCAAAGAGTTGTCTACAAACGAACTAATATATAAATTTAATAATCTTTTTTGTTCTACCAACAGTTTATCGTCATACTTGGTGTTAAATTTATTGATAAAAGTTTCTAAAACCAAATTGTCTACCGGCGGAGAGCTTTCTACCATAGATTTCTTGGACATCTGCTCAATCACCAATTCCTCTAAAATTACTGCATTCTTGGGATCAACATTATCTGAAAACATCTGATATATATTAGCCAGTGATTTATAGTTTGGCACAAAGTTGTTAAATACGGCCGGCTCTAATTCTTTGTTAACATCTTTTATTAAACCAGTTTGCTGCTTAAAGAGGCCAGCGGGGTCTATCATTCTCTTTTGCATGCGCGCTTCTTTAACAATTCTCAAACATCTCTCAGGAGATATGTTTTGCTTTTCTTGGAGGGCTCGATAGCATTTTAAATCTTTGTAGAGAAGGGAATTAGATGCAAAATGCTTCTTGATAATTTTAACTATGGTGTCTCTACGAGCGACATCGTTTTGCAAGATTGCAGATGTTCCTTCTCGAATTAAAACCTCGTAAACAAAAGCCGTGTTTCTCTTTTTGTTGTATCTAGTTCTCATCATTTTGCTCCGTAATTAATTTATTTTTACTCTCTAAGCTGTCAATTAAGCCGTTTAGTGAATCATTAATCTCAAAAAGTTTTTGTTCTTCTTTGGACTCTTTCAAATTATAAATAGATTCATCTTTCTCGTAAATACCTTTTGCAATACTTGGAATCGGAGAGGTAGCTAAATCACTGATCCCTTTGAACTTAGATCTTGTAGAGGTTCCGTGCATTGCTTGGCCACCGTGCGCGCGCATATTCTTGCCCCTACCGGCGGTTTCGCGACCATCGTTTGTGCCATCTTTTCTAACATACGAGCTTTTCTTATATGTACTAAGTCTTTCAGAATCGCGAGAACCCGGAGGCACTGCCAAAAGTGGTGACTCTTCACCTGCTGGCTCTTCGGCGCCGGCATCACCGGCCGGCATCTCTTCAGCACCCATATCCATATCGCCACCCATATCGCCACCCATGTCGCCACCCATGTCGCCACCAACGGCGCCAGCCGTCTCTGCTGCCGCGGCGGCCTCAGCAACTTGTTGTAGTGATGCATCATATTTACGATCATAATAAATTTCACGCTGGTTTCTAACAAAATCCTCATGAGAGATGCCAAATATATTTTCTGTGACCCAGCGACGAGAGAAATAGCCTTCTGTGGCCGAGGCTGCAATGTCGAATTTGGCTTTCCAGAATTCAATCTCTTGCATCTCTGCTATCTTGGAAGGATTGTTCAATATAAGATTAAAATTGATCAGATCATCACCACGGAATCCAAGCGTATAAAGGTGAATAATTCCAATCTTTTCAAGCTCATGAATGATGACGCGTTGCAATCTTTGAATAGTTCTAGCAAACCTAATATCTTTCTGAGCAAGAGTGGTCTTATCTTCTGCGGCGCCCTCACCCATGGAAAGATACGGCTGTGGAATCTTAAGAGCAGCAAACAACTTATCACGAAGATATTTTACATCTTCAACTGCATCGGTGTTTTGGCCCCCTGTTAAGTTTGTAATATCAGTAACCGAACCCGGGCGCACTGGGATGAAATAATCTTCTTCGATAGACATAGGGTTATAACGCAGGTCAACTCGGCCGGTGTTTTGATCAATCACAGAGTGTCTCTTAAGTTGACTCACAATTTTTTCCATATACTGTTCAACATCTTGCGGCGGAATACCTCCCACATCTATTTTAAACAGTCGGCGTTCTGAGGAGCGGATAACTCGATAAGCCATCATAGCATCCTCAACAAGAGTTAACTGTCTAAAAATTCGTCGAGCGGGATCCAAGATAGATGTCCCATACGGTGAGTGTTTGTCATTGCCCAATACTCTAAAATGTGCAACTTGCCAATTCTCAAAAGTCATACCAGCAGAATTCCACTGATATTGAATATAATTAGGATTGGTGGCATCTTGTCCTTCCATCCTTTCAACTTCTGATATTGGTAAAGATATTACAGATTGTATTCCGTATTTATCGTCAATATCAAGATACAAAAAGAAGTCTCCATATTTGCACATCGTGCGTGCCCAAGCAAAAAGATTGTAATTTACATTCAAAATTTTGGAATAAAGATTTTCAAGCACCGCTTTAATCTCTTCATTGGAGCACTTAATGTTCAACATCGGCCGAAGGTCTGAGTAGGTCGTCATCTCGTCTGCGTAGATGTCAAGTGCAGAAGCTATTTCTGGCATGTACTCCATTTGGTCAAAGTCGACATAGCGCTCAACTCTTCTTTGATTCTGCATCGCATTTACAGCCAGATTATCAAGAGGGCTGTATTGCGACTTCTTAAACTGTTGTCCCGATGCTGTTCTAAATCTTGAAGAAAATTTATCGAGATGTTGGCGCCTGATTCTAGTGCCGCTCTGCGAGCGATAATTGATTATCGGGCCCGAAAATAATCGAGTCAAAGCCTTAAACAAGTCTGATTGCTTGTTAACTGGATTTGCGCCGGATCTGTTTCTATTATTATTTGCCATTTATTTTCTCACTTTATAATCCACTTATACTGATCATACAATTTTTCTGCTTCTGTTATTTTATCAAATGTCTCAGTTTTTTTGTAGCCTTGCTGTCCTCTAATTTGGGTGTTTAATATTGTTTTTGATGAATAAACAGAATTTAAAAATGCCTTTTTGTAACTTAATTCTCTTGAGTTTGCTTGAATTGCAGTGTCTCTTATCCAGCAGGCAATTGCAAGGGCCATAATTAGATCATCATGATATCCTTTCATCGCTTGGGGTTTCCCGTTCTTCCAAATAAAAGTTTTCATCTCGCTAATGGTGCGAGAAGAATATACCGTAATTAGTTTATTTCTGATAAACTCTTCCAATTTCGCTATGATAAGGGGTCTAGTCTTCATAGATGTGGTGAATCCCGGCACAGAGGAGTTGAGATGTTCAGCCGTGTGTTGGTCGACATATTCATGTGTTGACTTAATTGAATGATACAAGTTAGGGTATCGAGTTTCGTTGAGTTTTTCCAACACAGTGAAGCCGACATTGTTGTTTTCAACCACAACCATGCAGTTGCCAAATTCTTTCCCTACCTCATTTAACATATTAGCATACATATCTAAAGTTGGTTTTCCTTGGTATTCTCCAATAATCTCCAAGGTCTCCAACTTCACAATCTGAAAAGTGGAATAATCCGCACCATCGCCGCGAGCAACATCGGCCACAAGCAGATAACTGCATGAAGGATCATATTCTTCCCAAATCCAAAAATT